ATAAAATTCACCCAAACAGAAAGCCAGCAATGACCAGATCACAGCCTGTGGCTGCTGGCGTTAGCAGCGACAGCCTACGACAGCTTGTGACGACATGTACGCTGGTAGTTATAGACGATCAGACTACAGTCTGCGTGCGTTAGGGCTTTAGCCCGGCGGCCGAGTTCTTGACTGGGCGAGGCGTCTCACGCAAGCCTCGCACTGTCAACGCGCGAAGCGCAGAGGCCGCAACGCCCAACATCAGCTACGACTTGTGCACAGGTAACTATACTGGTATATAAGTAATGGCTGGCATGACAGCCTGCGACATGGCTCAAAGATATACCGTTGACAGCCAGTGTTCGACTGCTGTTGTCGTAACGACTGGTAGTTGCTGGCCCAATGAGCACCAGCCTGCCACCTGCGGCAGCGATTAGCCCCGGCGCGGGCTGGGTAGGGCGACTGCGTACAACAGTGGTTTTTGGTAGGGTAGCGACCAGCACCCCGGCGGAAAAAGAGGCGGCTGGTGTTAATATACTGGTATATAAATATCTCACACACGTTCCTGAGCTTCAAAAAACTTTGTTCGCTGTGGCGTGCAAAAAGTAGTTGACAAGTACGCTGCGGTGTGCTATCTTATTCGTGGGCATTGATGCGAGCCTCCTTTCGTTGAGGGGTACTGGCAGCGCAGTTAATAGGCGGCCTGACACCACCGCCGCTGCGCTGCCAGTATTCGCGCACATCTCTTATACGCGAGTAGTGTAATTTCAGCACTCCGGCAACGGACGCGTAGTAAGTTCGTGGTCATTGCGGGCGGTGCCGGTGGGAGTCCGGCCTTGCGTTCCAGTTTGCGTGTAATAGCGCCGGGTTTTCATCAAGTTTTCCTCAATCACCACCGCCACGGGTTGAGCGTTGCCAAACGTTCGCGGGATATCGACCGCCGTGAAAATCGGCGCCCTACCAGAAAAACAGGGGGTTGGGTTTTGAGTGCGACAGCAGAAAAAAATACCAGAACCCCCAAAAAGATTCTGGTACAAAATGGCAGGATATTGTGCCCGTACTGCAAACACTATATAGGGCGTGCTGTGTATGGCGCGAAGGCGGGAGGCATTGATGTCTTTTGCACATGGTGCAAGAAGCACGCGAGAATAGAGCTTTAAGGCTCGTTGAGATATAGGGCGATTAGAGGCCGAGAATGTAGGAACCACCTACGATTCTTGGTCTCTTTGCGTTTTTAAGCAAGGAGGCCGGGATGCCGAAAGCAAGGAAGACGATAGCGTCGAACAAGGACATTGTTGTTGACCTTGGGAAACTGAGCCCGAAACAAATAGAGTTTTTTAATTCGACGACGTATTTTACGTGCTACGGCGGTGCGAAGGGCGGCGGTAAGTCGTTTGCTACCGACACGTTGGCGATTAAATACTGCATCGAGTATCCGGGGATTAAGGTGCTGATTATCCGCGCTCACTACCCGGAGCTTGAAAGAAACCATATCAGGCCGATCAAGGCACGTCTGCCCACGGATATCTACGACTACAACGGCAGTTCGCACATCCTGACGTTCTACAATGGCTCAGTGATCATCTTCGGACACTGGTCGGGCCAAGAGAGCGAGAACGAGTATCAGGGCCAGGACTACGACGTGATCTTCATGGACGAGGCGACGCAGTTCTCCGAGAGGACGTTTCGACACCTTGCGGGCTGTCTTCGTGGCTCGAATGATTTCCCGAAGAGATATTACCTGACATGTAACCCCGGCGGTGTGGGCCACTTCTGGGTGAAGCGGCTGTTCATTGACCGGAAGTTCAAGGTGGACTACGCGCACCCGGAGAAGACAGAGAACCCGGAGGATTACAGTTTCATCTTCGCCAAGGCGGAGGACAACGTAATCATGTTGGAGAAGAACCCGAATTACCTCTCCAACATTTCAATGATGCACAACTCAGACGCCATGCGATACGGCAACTGGGACATCATGGGCGGGTGCTACTTTGACAACTTCGACCCGAAGATACACACGATCAAGCCGTTCAAGATACCGAAGCACTGGCAAGTGTACAGGAGCTTTGACTACGGCCTTGATATGTTCGCCTGTTTTTGGTGGGTAATCGACGAAGACGGGCGAAGCTGGTGCATCAGGAGCTTTGAGGCCGAGAACCTGAGCATTCAGGACGCGGCAAAGGCGGCGCTGGACAATACGCTGATGTACGAGAAAGTCGTCTGCACGTATGCTCCGCCGGATATGTGGAACCGGCAGAAAGAAACAGGCCGGACGATTGCACAGATATTCACAGCGAACGGCGTGCCGATCATAAGGTCGGACAACAGCCGCGTTCAGGGCCACATGGTCATGAGATCGCTGATGGAAATGGCTCCCCTGCATGACGAGTATGTCATCAAGATGCTCGGTGGGCCGGAGAAGGCACCGAAAGAGCTGCCGATGTTGATGTTCTTTGATAACGTCGGTGGCGTAATAGAGGACATACAGAGCATTCAGAGGGACGAAGTAAACCCGAACGACTGTGCGAAAGACCCGCATGACATCACGCACACAGTTGATGGCGTGAGGTACTTCTGCATCAACAGAAGTCTCGCCTCCGAGAAGCCAGCAGAAGTTGTGCAGAAGGATGAGCTGATAGACGCGCCTGAAGAGAACTACGAGGACTTCATGACCGGCGGGGAACCCTCTGACAGCTATGTGAACTACTGAGGTCGAGACGATGAACGTTACATATTCCGTTGAGGAGTTCGAGAAGAAGGTAAAAATCTACTTTCGTGACTGTGAGGAGAACCGCAAGACGTTCCCTGACGAGTCTGGAATGCTCAACTACCTGGATATTGAAGACGAAGAATACGAGGCTTTGAAGACCGCAGAGGGCTACGACAAGATCATTCGCTGGGCGAAGAGGCGAAGGACAAGCTGGCTGGAGAGAAAAATGGTCAGCGATCCGAAAGCAGCCACCGGCTGCAAGAACGCTTTGCAGCAGGAGAAAAACGGAGGGTACTCTGACAGGCCAATGGAAAGAAAAGACCGCCAGCTCATTGTGAAGCTGGATATGACAGGAGAGCAGAAATGACAATTGGTGCTTCGATAGTTCTTGCTTTTTTACTCACACTACTGGTCGGACAGACCGGCTGGCTGTTTGGCAAAGCTCACGCGCATACGCTCAAGATCAAAGAGCTGGAAGCCAGACTTGCCCGCGCCAGCAAAGAGAATGATGTACTGATTGATTCCATCAGCAGCCTTTCGATCAATAACGCACGGCTCGACGAGCGAATCGACATGCTGGAAGACCGCATCAAAGAAATGGACAAGAAGATCGACGATTCCGCGCAGGTGCAGGAAGAGGCTGCCGCAGCCATTGCAAAGCAGATCGAAAAGAAATGGGACAACGGCCTGCAGAATATGCTTGCATGGAATCCGTTTGGAGACGGAAGCGAGGGTAACTGATGGAAGATCATGGCCTTGGGCTGTTCAACGGCAGAGATAAACCCACGCCGGAGATCGCGTGGAAATACTATGACCGTGGCCTTGGCTTCAATGCGCAGATCAAATGCGAGGAGAATGTCAAGGTCAACCGCAATTTCTACATCGGTAAACAGTGGGAAGGCGTAGAGGCTAACGGGCTGCCTACGCCGCAGATCAACATTCTCAAGCGCGTGGTCGGTTTCATTGTTGCAAGCATCACGACTGACAACATCCGCGTCACAGCTTCCGCGCTCGCCAATACCGTCGGCACGAACAACTACAAACAGCTTGTGGAGATCGTGAACGACGAGTTTGACGCGATTATCGAGAGAAACAATATCCCATCGCTGATGCGCGAGTTTGCGAGAAACGCCGCTGTTGACGGCGACGGGTGTATGTACACCTACTGGGACGCGGACGCAGAGACCGGGCAGGACGCCAAGGGCGCAATCGTGACCGAAATCGTTGACAATCAGCGCGTCTTCTTCGGGAACCCGAACGACAACCGCGTCCAGAGTCAGCCATGGATCATCATTGCCAAGAGAGAGCCAGTCCGCAACGTCAAAATCAGAGCCAAAAACAACGGCAGCAAGGACTGGAAAACCATCACCCAGGATGACGAGGACAATAACAAGCTCGACGCAGCCAAGTATAACGATGGCCTCGTAACCGTTCTTACCCTGTTTTGGCGCGACGATGACGGGACGATCAACTACTTTGTCTCTACGCGGAATGCGACTGTCGAAAAGCCGACAGCCATGGGCATAAAGCTCTATCCGATTAACTGGCTGAGCTGGGACAACATAGCCGATTGCTACCACGGGCAGGCCATGATCACCGGCCTTATCCCGAACCAGGTGTTCATCAACAAAGCGTGGGCAATGACGATGGTGAGTATCATGAAATCCGCCTTTGGCAAGGTGGTTTTCGATGCAACAAGAGTCAAGCGCTGGGACAACCGTGTCGGCGGTGCGATCCCGGTAAACGGGAACGTAACCGACGTTGCAAAGATCATTGATCCCGCACCGATCTCTCCGCAAGTAAGCCAGTACATTCAGCTCGCCGTTGAACAAACGGAACAGAGCCTTGGCGCGACTTCCGTTGCTCTCGGCGACACGCGCCCGGACAACACTTCCGCCATCATTGCTCTGCAAAGAGCTGCCTCCACGCCGAGCGAGCTGACGAAGCAGAACCTTTACAAAAGCATGGAGGATATGTTCAGGATTTATCTTGAGTTCATGGGCGAATACTACGGAAAGCGCTATGTGGACTCTCCAATAACCAGCAAGGAACGGGAAGCTGTTGCGTTTGCCCAGCAGATGAATCCAGACCTTGAGATGCCGGAGGAAGTGCCTATTGAGTTCGACTTCGATCTCCTGAAGGATCATCCAGTGCTTCTCAAGCTGGACGTTGGCGCAAGCACCTATTACAGCGAGATCGCGGCGACACAGACGCTCGACAACCTCTTGCAGCAGGGGCTTATCGACATCATCGACTATCTGGAGCGCGTACCGGACGACCGCATCCCCGGCAGACGGGCGCTTCTGGAGAAGAAGAAGCGCGAGAGGGACGCGGCACAGCAGGTGCAGGCCGCGCCCGCCGCCGGAGGCCAGCCGATTCCCGGTATGCCTCAGACTGGCGCTATTCAGGAACTCGGCATAAAGCCTGACGTGCCGACCGGGCAGGGCTACAGCAACTTGCAGAGGACGATCAACAAGACGGGAGACACAAAGGGTCTCGTGTGAGGGTAAGAGATGGCAGAGATCAAAGCGCAGACAAATGAAAAGGTTTTCCCGATCAAGGCTTTTCTCGGCCTGAACCAGAACCCGGACGGCGACACCAAGCTCAAAATGGGCGAGGCCGCCGTGATGACCAACTTCAGGATCACCCGTGACCGTAATCTCCAGCGCAGGCCCGGAACGAAGATTGTTGTCGACACTGGCTCAAGAACCCCTGTCAAGGGGCTGTGGAGTGGCTATGTCAACGGCGACGAGTATATCCTCGGCGCTTGTAACGGGAAGCTCTACAAGTTCTGGGACGCTGTGAGCGGCTTTCAGAGTACGGAGATCGGTGAAGTAGACACGCACAAGGACGTGTTTATCTTCGGCTTTGAGAATATCGCCTACATCCTGGACGGCTCAAAATACTGGCAATGGGACGGGACGACGCTCGCGGAGGTTCACGGCTACAGGCCGCTTGTCAAAGTGGCAATCTCCCCGGTCAATACGACGGACGAGAGCGCGGTGCTTGAGAACGTCAACCGGCTCTGCCCGGAGCGGCGCGTGTGGCTGTCGCCGGACGGCACGGGGACGGACTTCTATCTGCCGGAGGCCGGGATCGTCAGCATCGACTATGTGCAGGACTTGAAGACCGGCAGCATGATACCTGAGTTTGAGGACGAGGAAGACCCCGACTCCTGGAACTGGAAGCTTGACGCGACAACATCCGTTTTCAGCTTCAAGGCCGCGAAGCCGGCAGCGCCAAACAGCTTTGAGGTCGGCTACTCCATGAGCGGCGACCAGCGACAGCAGGTCACGGGCATGCAGTACGCGGAGCTTTTTTCCGGGACGCAGGACACGAGGGTGTTCCTGTACGGCGACGGCACAAATAAGACCATTTATTCTGGAATGGACTACAACGGCAGGCCGAGGGCTGATTACTTCCCCGATCTGCACGAATCGCTGGTAGGCGACGAGAACACGCCGATTACCGGCATGATCCGCCACTACTCAAGCCTCGCTTGTTACAAGACGGACAGCGCATGGAGCATTTCAGCCTCCACGCTCACGACGGCGGAAAAGCTGAACATCCCGGCCTTTTACGTCACGCCCGTCAACAAGACCATCGGCCTTGCGGCTCCCGGTCAGGCGCGGCTTGTGATGAACAGCCCCTTCACCCTGTTCGGGAATGACTGTTATGAGTGGAAGAACAGCAGCTATTACACGTCGAATCTCACCAGGGACGAGAGACAGGCAAAGCGCATCTCTGACCGCGTGTGGTCGGCGCTGAAAAAGTACGACATCGAGGGCTGCTACTGCTTCGACGACAACGACAACCAGGAATATTACATCTGCTACGACGGGAACGCGCTGGTTTACAACTACGCCGTCGATGCGTGGTCTGAATATTCCGGCTTCCCTGTGTCCTGCATGGTCAGCCACGGCGGAAACCTGTATATAGGTTCTCCCGACGGGCGGCTCAAGCACGTCGATTACAACTATCCGAATGACAACATGACGGAGACCAGCAACGGCGATATAGTAAACGCCTATTGGGAATCCGGCTCCATGGGCTTCGGGCAGGAGTATATGCGGAAATACAGCGCGGCACTGTGGGTCGGCATCAAGCCGGAGGCTTACGGAGAGGTCACGGTTACAGCAGAGACAGACAAGAAAGACGGACTGAATGAAAAGATCGTCGCATCAGAACAGACCTCTTTTGCAAAGATCAGCTTTGCCCACTGGCATTTTGATATGACGAGCAAATCCACGATGAAGCGGCTCAAGATCAAAGCAAAAAAGTTCGTCTTTTACAAGCTGATTTTCAGATGTGAAGCGAATTTTGCACGCGCGACAATCGTCGCCGCAGACATCAAGGTTCGCTTTACGGGGCTGGCAAAGTAGGAGGAAATCATGGCTTTTTCAAGATTCGACAAAGACCTGGACATTATCGCAAAGCTGAGCGACGACCCGAACACCACGGACGGCCTCACGTCGAACCAGCTCAAGGCCAGGTTTGACCAGGGGCCGAAGACCATCAAGGACTGGATCAACGCGGTATTCCTCGCGGCGCTGGAGAGTGTGTCAGCGGCTGCCAATATCGGAGCAAAGCTCACGGGCTTTCCGAGCATCACAACCGTGCAGGGTGCGCTTGACCAAGTTCTGACCGTTGCGAATCAGGCATCACAGGCAAGCATCCCGGATAACTCTATCGCGCAGGCGAAACTTGCCGTGGTTGATAATACGGAACTGAACGGCGCTGTCGGCACGGTGAACATCAACAAGCAGGCTGTTACGCACAGCAAGCTTGCCGTGGTGGACAGCAACGGGGAAAATGGTGCCGTTGACGCGGACAACATTTGCGATGGGGCTATTACAGCACAGAAGCTGGCCCCCGGCGCTGTCAGCGGCGCGGCACTGACACAAAACTCTGTAGCGAACGAAGCGCTTGACAGCGGCGACGCGGGCGCGACGCCTCCCCGCCTGCCCGCCGTATCGACCGACAAGATGCAGGACGAAGCCGTCACCACCGCCAAGATCGACAACGGCGCTGTCACGGCGGCGAAGATCGCGGCAAACGCCGTAAGCGCAGCCTATAGCGGGACGCTCACTGTCGCCGGGTGGACTGGCAGCGCGGCTCCCTTTACGCAGGAGTTGGAGATCACCGGCATCCTTGAAAGCGACGTGCCGCTTCTCGACCTCATCCCCAGCGATGCATATTCCACGGCAGTACAGGAAGACGAGGCGTGGGGGCAGATTTACAAGGCCGTCACCGGGGCTGACTCCATCACGTTTTACGCGAAGGTAAAGCCCACCGTGGCGCTGAACTTTACGGCGAGGTGTATCAGGAAATGAGCGATTGCATGATCATCCGTCGCGGAGGCGGCGGGCAGGGCTTCGACCCAAACGGTGCTGTGCTGAAAGTCATTACCTCCACCGGCTGCACCGTCTTAGTCACCGGCACGGGCTACAGCAAGACGCACCAGCAGGCAGACGGCTTTCCGAGAAGCAGCGACGCCAATGTGACCGAGCATTTCTTCTCTATCCCGGCATCCGCTTTCGGCACGATCACGGTTACTGTGAGCAAGGTCTACACCAACGAGGGCGTTTCCGACACGCTGACGGCAAGTAAGACCATCACCGTTAATACGGCGGGCGAGGTGTATGAGCTACTGATCGCTGCGCCCAATATCATTCTGAACTCCACATTCGGTTTGCAGGAAGGGTGGAGCATCAACCGTGGTGCATACAACAACGTAACAAAGCAATACAAGCTCAGCGGCAACCCAGATCAAAGATTGTCTTACGATTTGTTATTTAATAATGCAAACCGCTTTAGCCTCGCCCCGTACGACCAAATCGACATAACCGTATCGACAGTCAACACGTCAGGAGGCAATGTCGTGCTCAAGATGAATCAAGGCGATGACCATTCCTATCTCTATAATTACAAAAACGTTTCCATCGACATAGATCCTTACAGGGCGCACAATCCTTTTGGACTGACGTTTACTGTAAATGCGTACAGCTATTCATCTTCCACGGTGCGCGATGCAGTTGTGTCCAAAATCGAATTTGTCTAAGGAGGCGCGACATGGCAATCAAAATCAAAGCGGGCACAAACCTGTCGCTGCCCCTTGAGATCGTGGACAACAAGTTCGCCATGATCGAGGCGATTGAATTTCTGTTCAAGCAGACGGAGGGCGGCGAAACGCTCAAGACCGCGTACTGGTCAAGAGACGGCGAGAGCCGCGACGCGGTGCTGATCGACGGCACACAGGAGATCGCCGTGCGCTTCTCCCGCGAAGACACGTATCTCTTCCAGCAGGACGAGAACTTCTTCATCGACACCCGAATCCACTACACTGACACGGACGAGAACCCGTACACGCCCATCCTGAGACTGCGCATGAACATGACGCTGTTTTCCGAGGGCGAAGAGGTGACAGCATGAGCGAGGCAGTAAAAATCATCGTCGGCGAGGGCGAGAGCGCAGAGATCAACGTCCCCGGCTACGGCGTTATCAAGGGGCAGGACGGCAAGGACGGCGTTTCCCCCGTCTTTACCACACAGCCCATCGAGGGCGGCTATCGGCTCACGATCACGGACGCGGCTCACCCCGACGGTCAGGACATCGACTTGATGGACGGCGCAACCGGGCCGCAAGGTGAACAGGGAATTCAGGGTGAGAAAGGCGATACCGGCGAACAAGGCCCCAAAGGCGACACCGGCGATACAGGAGCCACCGGCCCGCAAGGCCCGCAGGGTATTCAAGGCGTTCAGGGTATTCAGGGCGAAAAGGGAGATAAAGGTGATACCGGCGAAACCGGCGCGAAAGGCGACAAGGGCGACCCGTTCACTTACGACGACTTTACCCCGGAACAGTTGGAAGGGCTGAGAGGCCCGCAGGGAATCCAGGGCGAGACCGGCCCCGCAGGCCCTACAGGTGCAACCGGCGCGACCGGGGCACAGGGGCCGAAGGGCGATACAGGAGCCACAGGCCCACAGGGAGAACAGGGCATCCAAGGACCAAAAGGGGATAAGGGCGATACTGGTGCAACTGGCCCGCAGGGGCCGAAAGGCGACACCGGCGACACAGGGCCGCAGGGTGAGCAGGGGCCGAAAGGCGACACGGGCGCAACTGGCCCTAAAGGTGATAAGGGTGACAAGGGCGACAAAGGCGATACTGGCCCTGCGCCGGACATGTCCGCCTATCGCACGGCAGCGGCACAGGACGTGGTTGACGCAGCGCAGGACGCGGCGATCGCGGGAAAGGCCGCCGCCGATGACGCCGTGCACTACGGCAAATGCACAACCGCAGCGGCGACGCAGGCAAAAGTCGTTACCGTTTCCAACGTGACGGAGCTGACCGTCGGGCTGAAAATCCTCGTCTGGTTCACGACCGCGCAGACCTTTAACGGTGCTCCGACGCTCAACGTCAACAACTTGGGCGCTAAAAACATCGGGCGACTCAGCGGAACTAACGCAGCCCGGTATGAGTGGCAAGCCAATGAGGTGCTGCTGTTGGTCTTTGACGGCACAAGATGGGTCATCACGGACGGCGGGACGGCTACTACGACGCACTACGGCGCTACAAAATTAGCAACGGGCGCGACAGGCACCAGTCAGTCTTTAGCGCTGACACCGGCCAGTCTCAACGGCGCGGTATCTGGTATGATATCTGACGCGCCTGTATATTCTGCCATCCTGACTTATGCTGTCGGCGATCTTGTACGGTACAACTACAACGTTTGGAAGTGCGTGACGGCGATTGAGACTGCTGAAGCATGGAACGCGGCGCACTGGGAAGTATTGCCGCCGATTTGGGACAAGCTGGAGGAGCTTGAGACTAAAGTCGTCACCGTAACCGGAACCACGCCGACAATTACCGCAGCGGCGAATACGCGCTATGTTTGCGGCGAGGTCACGACGCTGGATATCACGCTCCCGGCGAGTGGGTGCATCGACGTGGTGTTTGAGAGCGGCAGCACGGCAACAGTGCTGACGATCACACCGCCGAGTGGCGTCACGCTCAAGTGGGCCAACAGCTTTGATCCGACGAGCTTGGACGCGGACATAACTTATGAAATCAACATCATGGACGGTCTGGGGGTGGCGGCACAGTGGACTTGATGCAGAGACGGCGGGTGATGCTGGCGGCGGGGAAGCAAAGCGAACTCCCGCCGGGTTATACCAGGCTTGAGTATATAAGCAACCCAAACGGCGGATACATAAACCCCGACATTTT